AGTTAAGTCCCAATAGATACCATCAACCATATCCTCACCGGGACCAGATGTACCTCTGATTTCCTGTAGAACTTGTATTATTTCTGGTGTTACAGCCATGTCATTTCCTTTTTAATTAATCAAATCCAGTAAATTCATTACTGTGCATTAGTTCTAAATAGTCTTCTGATTTAAGAGAATCATTAATTCTATCTATTCCCATTATATCAGCAATTATTGCTTCGTCAAGAGCTATTACGACCATTTCTTCTTTTACAGTAAATGCAGTTCTGCCATCTTGATACTCTACAAAGTCATACCATGTTTCTCTTTCACGCTCAGACATTATCTCAGTGGTTCCTTCAGTTCCATAGTCTAGTGCAAAATTAAACTTAGTATAGAATTTATTATAGATTATTGGATAAGAACCGCCGGTTAAGCCGTTCTTCATTATACTGAATGGTACATCTTCACTGAAAGTAAGTTTCGCTGCTTCATATATTTCATGTATCTCATTGTGAGCAGTATCACTTGTCATGTCTATACGGAAATCACTTATCATCAGTGGTTCCTAGAGAGCTTTGATATCTATCCTCTTCAAGAGAAGTAAGATATGAATCTACTTTTGAATTATAGTCACGAATCAGTTTGTATGCTTCTCTCTCATGAACTCCGCCACTTTCTTTACTAATAAAGCTTGCAATGAATCTAGCTGCTGGATAGCCAAGCTCATCATCAATGTCTAGTTCATCAATATCATCTTCTGGAAGTTCTGGCATTCTAACGAACATATTGCCTTTACCTTCACGAAGTATATTCTCACCTTTGTTTGTAGTGAACAATTTTAATGCATCCGCTTCAGTAGCTAACTTATTGAAAGCATAACTAAGTAGCATCAATTGCTCTTCTTTAACTGATGTAAGTGTATAATCTCCAGCCAACAAGGCACTTACTAAAAATTTTACGTTTCCATATGTCATATTCATCAGCCTTATGTTTTTATACAATTTTACTGTATTATACCATAAAAGCAAATATAACTAAAGAATACTAGTTATAACTACTATATCCAGTTATCTCTCCAAACTCATCACTATCATCTCCCCAGAACGGATCTTCTACAGTCATACCATTCTTAGGTGCAACAATCGGATTGCCCATTTCTGTAGGGTAGATAACATTCATGCTAACTGCAGCCATAGTAATCAAATCCGGTCCATCATCAGCTCTTGTAAAGTTCTGATGTGTCGCACCTTTTACTTGGGCTATAAATTCTATCATATCTGGAGTATTTTTCAAGTGCTCTGGAAACCACATTTTTTGAGGTAGCAATACACTATTGACAGCTATTCTGAATCTCTCATGCTTATTCACGCCGGTATTTTTACTCAGTATTCCTTTACGGTTAGAATATGGATCGCCTTTGGGCTTAGCAAACGAATACCAATCACCTCTGGTCATCATCTCTTTCTCAAGTGAATGAATGTGGGCTTGTTGATTGCCATCAACTTCAACACCTAGTTCAACATTCTTACCTTTCTTCTTATATCGTGCTGCTTCGTCCAAAGTGCCTTTGTATTGTTCAGACATAGTCATCTTTCTTAATGCCAAATCCAGCATAAACCAATCTTCGTTATTACTTACTGCCCATGTAGCCCTACCGCTATAGTCTGATTCTTCTCCACTAGTAGTGGTAAAGTCTGTTGTTATATAGATACTATAGTAGTCTAGATTATTTACTATTGGCTTCATGTCGCAGAACTGTATTGCTCTATCAGGAACTAATCTATCAGAACCACTGGTTAATCTGAGCATTCTTTCCTGCATGAATAGTTTAAGCTTCTTTGTCTTCTTAGCTTTTCTAGCTAGTGCTGCAATTGAAACGGCTGGATGCATAGCCTCCCACGTGCTTTCAATGTCTGCAGCCTTCAATGGCTTTTCAGCGTCAAACATTTTAGCCATTGGAATTATTACCGGAGTAAATGCCCCTTGCAGTATTGCTTTGGTATTTACGTCTGAGTAGCTGAATGGTGTAAAACATAGCATTACTCTACCTTTGCCCCCACCTTTTAATGCATTAGTCGCATCTGAATGGATAATCTCATCTAGATTTTCACTCATCACTTTAGAATAAGCTGCAGCAGTATTTAGAATAGCATCATCAAATATTAGTGCACATACACGTCTCTCTCCATATCTTGACCCACGAACTCCTGTGTTTATTCCCTGATATCTCAGTAGGAAAGAACGATTCTTTTTTGGACCATCTCCACGTCTAACAAACTCACTTTCTGTTTCTGTAAACCTCATTTCTTCAAAGTACTCTTTTAAGTACTCTGAGTCTTCACACATCGCTCTTACGGCTAATGCATTTACTCTAGCACCACCCTTAGTTGATGCAGCTAATAGTAAATAAAAGTATACTTTCCCTATTCCATTAGGTAATTCTCCCTTTATCGCACTATATACTCCGAAGAACGAGATCACTACTGTTGATTTAGCAACACCACGACTAGCCATAAACCCTATAAATAACTTATCTATTTCTATGGTATCACAGATCTCTTTACTGTATGGGAACTGATTAGTATCAGTTATGTACCCTAGCAACATATCAACCATAAAGTAGTGAGCTTTTGGCGTATCAAACTCGAAGTCTTCACCAGCAACCAATCTCATTAAACTGAAGAATTCAAAAGCATCTGCACTTATTTCATATCCAGGAAAGGTTGGGTCATATGTATCTAGGGCTAAATCGAGGTTGAACTCTGCACGCTCTAGCAATTCCTCCTCTTCATCAGCGACTTCCGCCATTCTCTCTTTGCTTGTAGCAATTGTTGACAGGATGTCTAGCTCAGTCTCTTTTACTTCCATTAATTCCATCAGATTATTTGAGCCTTCACTGCCAGCTTTCATCAGCGACAACAGGTCATTCATCTCACTTAAACTAAGCTCATCAACACATTCCCAATCTATTGCAACTGGAGCAGTGATTTTTTCTTCTTCTCTCCTAAATCTTTCTTTTGAATACCTTACTCCAGTGGTTCCGTCTGGGTATTTTAATAATACTCTTGCCATAATTATTCCTCTATCTCTGCATCAATTGCATCTGCTTTTAATCCAAGCTTCTGAACATTATTCAAGACTCCACCATTTTTCATGGCTTCAGCTTGTAGCAGAGAATGTTTTCTTATCTCATCCATTAGATTCTCCTGCACGCTTTTAGCATCATCAGTCATCCCAAACTTCAATTCGATACTGTTGTCTTCTGGCATTTTAGTATCTGCATATACGCCTTCAGCAGCTTGTAGTTGAACTAATGGACTAACTCTATCAGTTGGATTAGCACCTTTACCTCTCATCAGGTTTACTCGAACCATCATTGCCTCATTGTTGTATCCAGCATATTGAATTGAAGCATGAACTCTCATTAATGTCTCAAGTTCAGTTACAATCTTGGTCTTGTTGTAGTTAGACACATGTGAGTCAATATTGACTTTATCACCCATTCTTAACTTCATCTCTTCAAGTCTAATCATTTTTTCTGGAAATACTATCTCCCATGCTTTTTTGTTGGACATATCATTTTTTAGAGTACAGTATTTTACAGCAGCGATATAATCTGAGACATCAAGCTTCTTCATAGTATTGAATACACCAATATTGCTTAATACTGCTTCTTCCATATACTCTTGCATAATACCAGTATCTGACTCCATCTTATGTATCATATTCATAATGTTGTCTGTAACTGAGTGTGCACTACCTTTTGGTAGAAACTTTTTTAATTTATCTTTAGTAAGATTTTGAGGTTTTGTATGTTGTGGAAGTCCAGGTTTTGTAGGTTCATCAGAACCACCGGTATGTTTATTTTTGTAATCGCTCATGCATTTCATCCTATTAGCTTATAGTTAGTTTATAGAATTGTAGCATATTATTATTATTTTGTATAGTTTTAGTGGAGCCGACAGTAAGATTCGAACTTACAATCTAGAGCTTCGAAGGCCCATTCTATCCAGTTTGTGTCGGCATGTGAATTCTTTGTTGTTAACATTTTGAGAAATCTTAATGACAAACATCTTTGTGTATTAAATCTTGACTACAAACTTTTAGTGGAGCCCCATGGTTGAATTGAACAACCGACCTCCTCCTATCTTTTAATGGAATCCCTTAGAAGGGGATTGACAGGGACATAGGGCATTTGTGGAGTCTGATGTTGGAATCTAACCAACGATACAAGCTTTGCAGGCAAGCGCATTAGACACTTTGCTAATCAGACATTGATTTTGGTGTGGCCACAGAGAATTGAACTCTGATGCACGGTTTCACAAACCGCTGCGTTAACCGTTACGCCATAGCCACCAGCCAATCTACCTAAGTAAATTCGATGCTATCTATTCTTATGTTTAGTCTTTCTAGTATAGGACTTTTTAGACTGTGTAATCTTCCTATTATGTTTATCTTTCACCAGTGGTTCCTTATTATTGTATGGCATACCCTGTAAGACTCGAACTTACGACAACTGGGTTTGGAATCCAGGACTCTACCAACTGAGTTAAAGGCACACATTTGGTACGAGAGGTGGGAGTCGAACCCACGATGTGAACTTATCTGTGATGCGTTTTAAGCGCATTGCGTTTCAACCAACTTCGCCACTCTCGTATATTTTATATGGTGCCAGTGGACGGTAACGATCCGCCTACACCCGATTCTTCAAAACGGTGCTCTACCATTTGAGCTACACTGGCATGGTGCGCAGAGAGAGATTTGAACTCTCAATCCCGAAGGCCCTGGTTTCTAAAACCAAGATGTATACCATTCCAACATCTACGCATGTGAGATTTTTTCTTACTAGGATGGGAATCTCTTAACCCAACTTAATTTATATACTTAATGGTACTCTAAGTAGGATTCGAACCTACGACAAGCTCCATGTAAAGGAGATACCTCACCATTCGGTCTTTAGAGTATGTGGTACGGGTAGTAGGATTTGAACCTACGATCTCTCGCGCCCAAGGCGAGCGGAAACTCCAGACTTTCCTATACCCATTTATTATTGGTGCCGTCTCTACGGTTCAAACGTAGCTGCTCTGAGTTATGAGCTCTGAGTGTTCTTCTCTGACAGGAGGCATGGTTGGCGCAATAGGATTTGAACCTATGAAGCATTACTGCAGTCCCTTATGAGGGGAGGTCATTTGACCACTCTGAAATACGCCAGTATTTTTGGTATCGCGACAGAGAATCGAACTCTGATTAACAGGTCGAAAACCTGTGGTCCTAACCGTTAGACGACCGCGACTTATTTATGGTGGATGCTCTAGGAGTCGAACCTAGCACGTTTCAATGTTACGAGGTTACAGCTCGCTTCAACCAACCGATAGTTGACTAACATCCATTATTCTTTTGGTCCCGGATACAAGAATTGAACTTGTCTCTCTCCCTTATCAAGGGAACGCTACTACCACTGAGCTAATCCAGAATAATTGGTGCATCGAGAGAGATTTGAACTCTCATTTTTCCGCTTAAAAGGCGGGTACCATAACCGTTAGGTGACCGATGCGACTATTAAACATATCTTTGTTTTAAGTCGCATCCTTAACCTATGTTTATCGGTTTAAGCAACGACTATAGTTTTCACTATCTTCATTTATTCTCTTTGTATTAAATTTGGAGCGGGTGACAGGAATCGAACCTGCTTTTAATCCGAAGAAACTAGGTTGGAAACCTAGCGCACAACCAATATGCCACACCCGCATTTTGCAGAGATTGTTATTTCCCTGCCTATAATTTCCTTCCGGAGCCTTGAGTATAAATACTCTGCTCAGTTGGTAGGACTTGAACCTACATAGAGATTACTCTCACTGGTTAACAGCCAGGTGTCGTACCGGTTGACTACAACTGAGCAGAATATTTTATGGCGGTCTATATCGGATTCGAACCGATAACCTTCTCCTTGACAAGGAGGTGAACTAACCAATTGTTCTAATAGACCATTTATGGTAGAGAATAAAGGATTCGAACCTCTGATCTACAGGTTCAAAACCTGGTGGCATACCGCTTGCCTAATCCTCTATGTTTTGGGAGCGCAGGCTGACACCGACTTCAGCTAGCATCAGAGGGTATGAGCCTCGACTAGTTCCATACTACCGCGCATATATTTTGGAGGAGCCTGGAATAATCGAAATCCTATGTCTTACCATACCACCGGGTTCAAACCGGATTTGCTACCTTAGCGGCAAGCTCCATTATAAATTGTCTAACCTCTTCTATTGAAAATGTATTACGCATATAGTTTACAGCTAATGATACAAATTGTACATTACCTATCACATATCCTTTTGAATTATCAATTCTGTCCACAGATGCTTGATACATTGTACGATCAGTTCTCTGAACAGCATGGATTAGAGAAAGTGAAGATATGGCGCATTTACCATCTTGGTTGTTCCATATTTCTTCTAGGTACTCTGCAGTAACTGTATGAGGAGACTCTTTTCGTCTACTACTTTTTCTTATATTAATAAGGTAATGGTTAAACTTATTACTCTTACTTTGTGCTAATTTAGATACATAAGCACTTGAACACTTGCGCGTGCAGCAATGTACTCCGTTTCGCTCTTTAGTCCGTGTTATGTCTCGTAGTTCTTTTTCAAACTCTACTGAACACATCTTACAAACAACTAACCTACTTGGTCTTTTATACTTTTCCATATTGTTTCCTTGGAGGATATCTTTATCCCATAAGTATAACACTATTCGCCTTAAGTAAGTCTTTTTTGGAGGAAGATACGCATCCCGACCACGATACAGTAAACTGTACGATTTGCTTAGCAAGCAATCCCAGATCCCATCTGGTTTATCTTCCATTTTTATGGAGCTAGATACAGGACTCGAACCCGTCGCGATCAGCAGTAATGTTCTTCACAGTGACAATTAGGACATAAAATTTCTAAATTGGAAATTTCATTATTGTCTCTATCTTTGTCGATATGATGAACTTGTAATATCTTAACTATTGTATTATAGCCACACCTATTACATAGATTTGGAAGTTCTTTCATAGCCCTTATTCTATAAGTTCTAAAGCCGCCTTTCCAATTCCTGCGCTTGTTAGTATTGCTAGCTGTGGCAGCACAAGACTTACTACAGAATACATTGTCATATTTACTAGCTGCAGCTTCTGTTCTTTCGAATTTATTTCCACATACACCGCATTCACACTTAATTCTTTTACGTCTTGCAAGTTGTGAGCATTCTTGTGAGCAATAATGATTTTTTGCTCTGGCTATAACCGACGGTTTCTTATTGTGAACTAATCCACATTGTTCGCATTCTATCTCCATAGTGTTTCTCCTGATTTGTAACATTATACTACAAATCAACTGAAGCACGTCTTAACTTATTTTTAACATTGTGCTCAGAGTTGGAGTCGAACCAACAGGGCTAGTTTACAAAACTAGTCGTTTACCATTAACGGATCCAAGCATTTTTCTCCGCAGTACAAAAGCGGCACTCTTCCAATGATGAGCTAATCTAGCATTTTATTTATATGGTGGAGATAATCAGGATCGAACTGATGACCTTCTACGTGCAAGGCAGATGCTCTCCCAGCTGAGCTATATCCCCATAGGTAAATAGTTTAAGTTATTCCTAACTGATTATGAAAAGTAAGTTTTTTGAGTGATTTTCAAAGAAGCTACTTTTCAGTAACTCCCTGAGAAAGAAGTTACGTTCTAAGTGGTTCCTGTATCCATTTAATAGGATTACAGAAGGCACTACCATTTAAATCTACATTATTATAGCGATGCGTCAGTGTTAATGATAACGATTCAACTCTATTAATGTTAGACATTGTAGTTCCTTTTATTATTTTGTATTTGTCATTGTACAGTTGTTATTCTTTAGCTTAGCTTAAATTAATTGAAATTATTTATTCCATTTCCTAGCATTCTCAGCAAAAACAGCTCTACGTCTAGTTAATTCATTATCTGAACTCTTTGCTTTACTTATACACTTCTGTGTAACACCAGCTTCACCAAGTCTCTTGCAATAAGCAGTAAACTTACCTCTATTAGCTTTCTTTATATGTATACCATCTGCCATAATTAATTCCTTTATTCTATTTAATATATCAAGTATACTTAGTGGTTCTTAATTATCACTTAATTCACTATTCACATGGTTATTTAAACTCAGAGCAAGCTGGTGTATTAGCATCACCATATTTTCTTTCTATCTCAGATGTTGTGCATCCATTATCAAAGTCAGAACACATTCCACATTTATTGTGTCGTCTATTTCTTTTCCGTACTGAGTCTTCTTCACGGTTTTCATCGAAAGTTATATCTAGCATGTATTCACGTTTAAATTTATCTTCAATCATTTTATTTCTCCTGTTCATAAATACATTATATATGAAGATTACTTACAGAGACCTGCAACAGGCTTTTGCTATAATTGGTACACTTATTGCTTACTAATAATTGGAATACTTATTGCTTATATCAATTCTTTTGTGGAACGGTTTTTGCATTATTGACAGAACCACTGTTATTCTGCTAAACTAAACACTGTTTATGTGGAATCTAACTTGTATGATGATCAATCCTCGCTAGGTCGGGCCTTAGCCTCGAAAGTCAACTCTGTTGCCGGAGAAGACCGCGGTTAGTCTTAACTTCTATTCACTTATTCCATCTTCTTTTAATTCCCACAACAAATCTCCACTACCCTTTTCAATCAAGTACACTACTTCATCAACTATCTCATCTACCATTGGTTGTATATCAATTATCAAGTAATGCAGATTGATATTGCATCCATTATCATTGCTTAGTCTATTATCATTCAAATCTGTTCCTATTACCTCTACATTGAAGTACCTGTCATCGTATCCTTCAGGCATTCGTGTCACACATCCTACAATTAATTCCATACTAATCCTTTATTTATTCTTAGTCTTCGCTTCCATTCGGGCGGTCGTCAATCCAGTCGCTACGCTCCTGTCATTCCTCGTGCCGCTCATTCACGCTCAAAGAACCACTGAGTTAATTATTAATTACTTCAGTAAACATTGTCTGTTGCTAAGACTTCTAGCCATTCTAAACATCAGGTCGCATCTTATCTCTGGTGTTAAGTCAAACTTTTTAGTCTTAGCTTTCTTATCAAAATAGAAACCTCTTTCTGACTCATCTAGTTTCATTAGTCCTATTCCTGCTGGTAGTTCATCTCTATTGATATAAGAGCCATCAATTGCAAAATACATCATATCACAAAACTGTCTATAGATATGCCATTTCTTATCGCTTATGAAATCAGCTCTACTACTTTTAACTTCTATGATTACTATTTGCCCATCTCTATTTACTAACCAGATATCAGGTCGCATTCTATACGCACCTTTTTTTCTAGTTCTAGTTCTTCTTTTAGTCTTAGTAGTCAAACCGGTATCATTTAGACCCAGTTTATATGCCAAATCCCCTATCTGCATCTCAGGAATACATGCATAGCCTCTGAACTTATAGTCAGCCATTATTGTCTTAGTAATTATTTCTGTTCTAGTTCTAGTTCTAGTTTTACTACTCATCTATTATCCTGTTTTAGTGTTGCTTAGTTTAAATTAAATTAAATTAAAATATCAATTCATTCATAACTGCATCTTTCATTTTTTGCTTATAGCTAATACTAACATCTTTACTTATACTAATAGCCATATCAATCGCATCATCACCAGTATATGTATACTTTCTCTTGTTACCATCATAGCACAATACTAAAGTGACATTATCATCTAGTATATTATGCATGTACGTTATTAGTGTAAGTTCAACTGCTTTATTCTGAAAGGGAGTTTTAAACATATTATCTCTAGCCTTAGCTTTCAACAATACCTTATATTCATTTGCTTCATTCATATTGTGATTATACCACAACTAAAACTAAGTGGTTCTTATCTATTATAGTAATTTGAGGATTCCTGCTTAGAGGTACAATATACCAAGAACAGGAACTTGGTATATCATGGTGAAAGTATATCATAAATTACAATGGATCACGGCTCCTTATTTCTATAACTTAAGACAAACATGACTTAACCTGTTCACATTTCATATACTTCTTATTACACCAATCAAATGATGAGGGACTATCTTCACATACTACAACTAGATACATACAATTACTACAATTGGAATTAGAATCCATAGTTGTCCTTTATATTAAGATAAATTATTATACACCGGCAAATCTTAATTACCACTTGTGTTCCTATGCAGTGAAACATACCGTATACCCCTATAAATATATAAAAATAAACCGAAAGAGTAGTATTAATCTAACCTTAACTAAACCTTACGCATTTTTATATAAAATTTTCCCGAATGAACAAAATATTTTTTATCATATTTTATAAATTTTCCCGAATGAATCGTATACTGGTATGACACCACTTTTCCAAATGGTGCCCCCCTTAGTTCGTCCCTCTCAAAGGGTACCTATTCTATTACAATCGTTACACTCTTTATCATTTTATGGTTTGGATAAATCCAATTATCTATCGCTATCACTAGCTCATCACATACCTATCTCTTAAGGAGACAACATGTCTAAGTCAACATTACTCACTCAATCACAAGTTCAAGCGTTATTAACTACTAAGGTTCAAGTCTTCAAAGACTTACCTAAGAATCACGACCGTAACACAGCATACGGTGTATTCATGAATCTTGAGAAGGATTCAACTCCTCTTCAAGACACCTACGACTTCTGGGAAGAATGTGTAGGAACAGCTCTAGACTTAGCCTATGGGCCAAGAATAGACCTTGAGGATGGCTTCTAAGCCTCCTCTTAACACACAAACATGTAGGTTCGTGCAAGGCCAGTAAGACCAGGTTCAAATCCTGGCACCTGCCCATCTTTTTCTTTTACTAGCTCGATAGAAATCAAACTAAAACTAATCCCTCTCTTATACTATAGCTTAACTTATCATTTTATGGTTTGAATATTAAATTAAACAATAACAATCACAAGGACTTCAAATGGAAGCATTCATCTTAATCGCAGGCCTATTCTTACTCTTCTGGTTTCGTAACCCAATCAAGAAAACTTCAGCACTACTGGAGAACACTGTCAATACACTAGCAGACACAAGTGATGATTCACTTCAAACATATGCATCAGATATTACTATCTCAAATGCTAAGAAACGTTCAGCTCAAATGGATGAAATCAGTAACATAGGTTCTATCGTAACTAACCAAGAAATCAGCGACTTGCTAAACAAGATGAATCAATCTGAATCTGAAACTCAAACAAAGGAAACATAATGTATGATCAAAATGACTATACACCACCTCACTGGGCTTAAGGCTCAGTAGATCTAACTCTAACTCTTAATTAACAATAAGATAGGAGCAGGAAAGAGTGAACCGAACCAAGAACTTGTGCATAATCTATACAATCAATTGCTTAATTTTTATACAACTCTAATTGTGTAATTTAAACCTTAATCAATACTCTTACGTACAAGGCTAGACAGGGTTTCGAGTAGGGTAGCTAAGTTAATTATTCAATAAACTATATTCAATTGCTGATAATCCCTTAACAACATACTGTATAAAAACTATACAACTAAACTAACTATAAACCACCTATAAGGAAAATCTAATGAAACGTACATCAATGAAACATAAGAAATATTACATTAGTATCATTAGACATAATGTAAATAAATACATAGAACATAAAGCAAGCTTAAAAGCTAGAGGAATGCTACACAAGTTGATACCAGGTATAGCAGCATTTACAAACGGAAGTTATTATGACAATGTTCTTTATGCTACACCTAGCTATTATCCACTAACTAGAACCTAACTATAAAGGAAAAGATTATGATAGTAATTAACATTGAAAATGATATGTCACACTTAAGACCATATCGAAATATCAAAGACTGCATAATAGATCTAACTGATTCAACAGTTGAGTCAAGATTAGCAATGCGTACTGTATTACTAAACAACAATCAAATATACACTGATGATAGTTTCTCAGATATATGGAACCATTCAAATCAAACTGGAATAACTATATCACAGCATACTGTTGTAGTTATTCTGGACAATGGAACATCACAGGTCTTGACTCAAACATAAGTCTAGAAAACTTCATAGAACTGTATAGTTAAAGGACTATTTATGATAAAAGATATATTCATAGCTTTAATTAGCGATACACCTTTCAAACTAGCATATACAAGAGCAAGACACATAAGAAATGGTCATCCATTTAACAATAGTGTTCTAGTGGACAAGCTTGTAAGCGAGAGTCATCCTCATACTTGTAAAGATTATATTTACACAGTCAACTTGAGAAAATGTGAATGTGGCTTAATATTCTTTGATAATGGAATAGAAGCAAGAAAATAACACCTAATAAGGAACCACTAATGAAAATAAAACTGATAACTACCAACAAAAAAACAATGACACTAAAGATAGAAGAGTTTCGTCATATAGCACCTACGGCATGGTCACCGGGAAAACTAACAGAACTCAACCAATGTTCAGGATGTAAAGCTATCGGAAACAATGTCTGGGCTAAACCTGGATTTATATGCAGAGATTGTGGACATATTATTAACGCTTTAGCAAAAGGCACATGGAGCCAAGAAGAGAAATGTTGGTACTACATGGATCCAACAAAAAGTTTACACAACAAAGCGAGTTACTGATGAATAAAATAGAACGTAAACTCTTTGTATTCATAAAAGAACTACATCAAGAGATAATAGACATGCATCCGTCAGATGGCTTTAGTAGCCCAAGAGATCTCAAGCTAGTAACACTAGTCAACCAAAAGTCTGCTGTACTTGACCATATGCAAGAAGCTATGAGAGTAATCAATCCAGGCTTTGATATAAAGGAAAAGTAATGTCAAACTTAAAACAATACATAGAGAGTAAGTTACTAGAACTTACAACAGCTGAATGTCCAAGAGAGTTAGAATGTGGTGATCAAGATGCATGGTTTGCAGGTAATACTAATGCAATCAAGGACCACAAGTATATGCTCTCAGCTCTTAATCATAAATGGTCAGAAATACCAACAGATCAACACAAGTTTGTAGAAGAAGACTTAAGAGAAGCTGCACAAAATTTAGTCTTCGATATCAGATTTATCTTAGAAGAAGAAATAGCTACAACTATGTCTCAAAATCAGTAATAACTAAATATCCACAAGACAAGACAAACTACCTGGACATGACTCCAGGAGTAACGAAGTTTGTAAGACTCACAGTAAAACACCTGCAGAGATTTTATCGTTACACAATTCAGATGAGCTACTGCGGTCAGCGATGGATGGGTTCAACTCCTATCCGGCTCTCAATTGAAACTAAACTAAAACTACTATTAAAGGAACCACTGATGTATAATCCAATACTAATCCAAGAACTAGATTCAAAAGCAAGACAAACTGCGCACGAGTCAACACTTAAACTTTATCCAAATGACTATAGGGTAGAAATGTTTGATGTGATAAGCGGAAGTAAAGAAGCATTGGCTCATTACAACAAAATCCAAAAAGAAGCATTAGAAAGAATGATTATAATCATTACATAATTAAATCAAAGGAACTAACATGTCTAATCTAAACCTAAGAGAGTTACAGTCAGACCTAGACTACCTAATGGAGAACAGTAATGGCTAAATCTAAATCTAAATATTACGAAGTATTTGTTCCAAGCTCTGGCTTCATGACAATTCATATTGCTAAAAGCTCAGCAATAGAAGAACGTAAATACATGCAAGACTCAGGCTCAACTGGTGTTTGCATAAAGCTTAAACATCGTACATCTAGAATATCAGACTATCATAAATCTAAAGGATAAGCTATGACTAAAACTGATAACTTATGTAAAAGGACTAAATATAAATCAACATCAAAGAAGTGGCAAAAAGCTAAACTTAAATTACTAGAAAAGAAATCTAAAAGAACACTAAATGTAACATTTGACCCAAATTATCCAATGGCTCCGATAGTCATTCACAAATCAAACCATCAGGAGAGTACTAATGCATGAACCACTAAGTTTAGGACTAACTATCTATCTCGTAGGATATATAGTTGCATTCCTTACAATAAGAATATTGACACTAAATAAACCCAATCTAAGTAAAGATATATTACCTACAGCCGTCATTAGCTTATTCAGTTGGTTAGTACCACTACGCAGACTATATCTTTACCTCAAATACAACTAAATCTAAAGGAAAAGCTATGAATTCAAATGAAAATATATTTATTTATAAAGACTCGTTAGGGCATTTCAATACTGCTACTAGTCCAAGATTTATAGCTATGCATAAATGCTGTGTAGCTATTCCAAGAGAAATTATAGTTAAGAAATATGACCTTATCACAGATTTTATCTATGAACTTAATCAATATAAAGTACCAAAAAAAGCACGCGATTTAGCAATATCAACAGATTTAACTGAAATATTGTAATCAAAACTAAATCTAAATCACAAACTAAACTAAAGGAACTGTTATGAACTATGGAACAATTTTAGCAGTTGATGAAATCGGTAACGATTATGAAAAGCAAGTATCAATGGATACCATAGACAATGTACTTGTAGTATCTGTTGGATCAAGTAACTACCAATTCAACGACCTAATCAAACCTAAGCCTAATAACTTTGGAGATAGATTCTACCTAGACATCAGAGGAAAAAACAAACCTCACAAAGGGCATGCCGTATGGTGTAGTAATGATGAACTAATTAAACTAATAACAGGGAGAAAATAAATGAAATCTCAATCTCAAACTCAAATTCTAAAACAATTCCTAGCTGATAATCCTGGAGCCACGCAAAGAGACTTTGCACAATTTTGGAACAGTTAATTTCAGTATTGCCATTCTTAATAGCAATCATAATCACAACTCTAAAAGATATACCAAATCCACTCTAACTAAAACTAAACTAAACTAAAATTAAAAGGATAGAAAATGGATTACACAATGTTATCATTCATAATCATAGTTGCTATATCTGCTGTATCTATAGCATTCTTAGCCAACCACTTAACAATCAAACCAATTAAAAGGATTTAAAATGTCAATCGTAGTAACTAAAAATGGAAGGAGATTAGTCCGTCCGGCACAATACAAATCATTACTTGAACGCAATGGATT